GGCGATGATTAATGCTGGTGCTGACAAGGGGGTTGAAGAGGCTAAAGCCGATTTAAAAAGCTAATAACGATTGGAAGTTTTTATTTTCATTAGCAAAGATGTTACATAAAACTGTAGCTGAACTATGTGATACTTTGACTATTGAGGAAATGATAAGTTGGGCTGCTTTTTCTGAGTTGGAGAATGAAGAATATGAAAAACAACGAGAACAAGCACAACGAAGTAATGCTTTAAGAGGTAAAAGAAGGTAAGATAGAAGAAATGTTTTAATTTTGAAAGTAAGTGGCTAATTATAATGTTGATATTGCTATTGCATTAAAAAATTCTAATAAGCTTATAACTCTTCGTAAAGAACTAAGAGGAGCAACAAAAGAAATAACTGAATTTAATAAACAGGCAAGAGAACAAAATAAAGTTTTACCAGTATCTATCAATAGTTTTAATAAACAACTAACTAGAGCAAGAGGTTTATTAGATAGAGCAGCAGTTGGCACTTCTAGTTTTAAAAGAGCAGCTAAAGCTTTAGTAAATGTAGAAAAAGAACATAACCATCAATTAAAAGAAAAAGAAAAGTTACTTAATAAATTGAGGATGGAATCAGATCCTATGTTTCAACTGAAACAGCAAAGAAAACAACAGATAAAAGAAAATATACGTCAAAATAGAGCACTTAGATTCACAAATGTAAATCCAGGAAGGCCATCTGTCGTTGGCGATTTTGGTCAAACTGGAGGTAGGATTGGTCCTGCTCAATTACTAAATACTTCGCAAGGTGGATTTTTAGCTTTTAGTCAAGCTGCTGACAAAATAACTAATATTGGAAAAGATACAAAAAAAATAGCTGTATCAACTAAAAAGTCATCACAAATATTATCTCAACAAGCTACAGCAGCTAACTTTGGTGCTTTAACTGGGCAAGCACAAGGATTTTTACCTGGTAGTGGTTTTGGCATGACAGGCGGTCAAATTGGTCCTCGTCAACCTTTGAGAAATAGATTAGGTTTTGGGAAAAATGCTTTACAAGGTCCATTTGCTATGCAAGGTGGTGCTATAGGAAGAGTCAAAGGTGGAGTTGGAAGTGCTTTGATTGGAGGAGGTTTCCCTGCTTTGTTTGGTGCTGGTGGCTTAAGTTCTGTTCTTGGTGGTTTGGCTGGCGGTATTGGAGGAGCATTAGCACCTGGAGGCGGTTTTGCTGCATCTATATTTGCTACTGCTATTGCTGCTGAAATTGAAAAAATAAAAAACTTTAGAAAAGCAGTTCGGACTTTAAATGAAGATCTTAAAAATGCAGGAGCATCAACTCAATTTACACGAAGAGAAATAAAACAATTAGGTAAAGATTTAGATATTACAAAAGAAGAAGCAACTGAATTAGTAGCTCAATTTAGTAAATTTGCAGATGTAGGAGGATTAGATTTAGCAAGACTTTTTGGCAGTAGAGAATTATTTGATGCAACTATCGGTTTAAATGATTTTTCAAATACTCTTACAAGAATCCAACAATTAAGTGAACAATTAACATTAGGAACTGAATTTGAAGCATATAAAATTTTAGCCGAAGAAGGTTCTGAGGCTGCAAATGATTTTATAGTTAATTCTCTTTTAGCAGCAAAACAAGCTGATGTATTTACTGATAGATTTGAAGAGGATTTGAAACGAGTAGAAAGGTTAGGACAGGTATCAGGATTTTTAAGATTTGATGGTGTTAATCCTCTAGCAGATATAACTACTTTTAGTCAGGAATTTACAAAAACAATAACTGCTATAGCGAGTGAAAATACTGAAATACAAAGAATATTACAAGATACTTCTAAACCTTTGAAAGATAGATTAAATGAAATTGATAAAATTCTTGTTCCTATAATTCAAGATACAAATTTATTAAAAGAAGCTTTAAAAACTTTACCTCCTGAATTTGATTTAAGCACAGAATCAGCTAAAAAACTGGTTGACCAACTTAGTAAAAATGTAGAAAATTTACAGTTTCTTCAAGAATTTAAAGCACCTGATGAAGAATTGAAAAAAATGTTAAATCCTTTAAGACAAATTCTTGATCTTAGTGTTTCTATTAGAGATGGATTTGAGGAATCATTCAAAGGAATAATTAAAGGAACAATGACAGTTGGAGAAGCATTTAGAAATATGCTTAATCGAATTGCAGATCATTTTTTAGATTCTGCTGCAAGAATGGCTGCAATACAAATACAAAAAGGATTTTTAAGTTTATTTAGTAATATGTTTACTAATCCAATAAATGATATACAAAATAAAGTAGTTACAGCAGCGAATGGTGGTCCTATTGGGATGAGACAACCTACACTTGTTGGAGAACGTGGCCCAGAATTATTTGTTCCTAACCAATCAGGCAATATAATTCCAAACCATGATTTAGCTGGTATCGGTGGAGGTGGTACAAATATAGTTGTAAACGTGGATGCCTCTGGTTCTTCTGTTGAAGGTGATGAACAAGGTGGTAGAGAACTTGGTCGTCTTATATCTGTAGCGATACAATCTGAGTTAGTACAACAGAAAAGACCTGGAGGTTTACTTGCATAATGGCTACCTTTCCTTCGATTACTCCTAAATACGGACAACAAAAACGATCCAACCCAAACACCAGAGTTGTAAGATTTGCTGATGGGTTTGAACATAGAATATTATTTGGACTTGCACAACATCAGAATCCAAAAGTTTTTAATTTTACTTTTGAAGTCAGTGAAACAGATGCAGATACCATTGAAACTTTTCTTGATGCTCGT